ACTCCTGCATTCAATCAGGGTTCCATAGAAATGGAAGTCAATCAGTCTACTCAGGCGGACCGCCTGGTAGGACTAGACGAGGAATCTCAGATCTCCAGCATTCGCAAGCAGTTCCTGGTGGACAAGTTCTTGCAGCACAATGCAGAGGTTATGCGTATGGCCTACCGTTGCTTCCAACGCTTTGGACCAGACGAGATCTTCTTCCGTGTAACTGGTATACCTGACCCACAGGTTATGGACCGAGGTGACGCTGACGCTAACTTTGATATTACAATTAACTACGACGTACTGAACACAGATCCTAAGTCTCAGGAAGTTAAGCTGGCTCAAATGACACAGCTTATCCAACTGGACCGCAATGGCCGTATCGACGTTGACAAGTTAATTGCTGCACTTGCAGGATCCATTGATCCTATCCTTGCGGACTCTGTGCTTTCTCCAGTGGAAGATGCTCAACAGCAAGTGGTTAAGGATGTCACTGACGACCTTACCAAGATCTACGCTGGTATCGAAATGCCAGCACGTTCAAGCGGTGGTCAGATTGCTATGCAGGTACTAGAGCAGTACGGGCAGCAGCCAGACATCCAGCAGAAGCTACAGCAGGACGAAGCCTTTGCCGAACGCTTGCAGAAGTACGCAGGTCAATACCAGTTCCAGATGCAGCAAATGCAGAATGCTGAGATTGGCCGCATAGGTACTACCCCTGCACAGATGGGTGAAGTACAAACTCAAGCAATGCCCCAGTACTAATATGGAAAATCCAACAATCGAACAAGACATCGAGCACCTAAAGCGGCACGATTCATTTAACCGCTTTATTGATTTTGTTAAACAGATGCGGGAGGAGTGCATTGCAGAGATGTACGAATCCCCGACGGACAAGATCCAACAACTTTCAGGACGTATTCTGAGCTACGATCAGATATTAACAATGTCTACCTGGGGCAAGCATTCCCCTTCTGAGTAATTTCTTAGCACGCATTTTGTGTGCTATAATGCAAAACATAGCTATCGCTCGGCGTTGAAGAGTGGAATTATATGAACAACGAAGTCACAACGGGAAACGCTGAACCCGAAAACTCTACAGCGGAAAAGACAAATATAACAGCTGAGGATTTTGCGATCCAACGCTTAGGGCAACCAACCCCTGAACCAGAGGAGCAACCAGCTCCTGAGGTCGAGGAAGAGGTAGCCGACGAAATTGCTACTGAAGAAGTAGAAGGAGCCGAGGAATCAGACGAGAGTACTGAAGACGAAGCACCTGAAGCAGAATCAGAAGAGCAAGTTCTTTCTCAGATTGATTTAGATGAAATGTCCGAAGAGGAACTGCGGGAACTAGCTGACAAGCTAGGCAGCCGTGCAGTAGCCCGCTTTGGAGAACTCACAGCTAAACGTAAGGCAGCAGAAGAAAAGCTACAACAAATTGAAGCTAAACTTTCTGCCGAGCAAAGCAATCCACTGCAACCCAAGAAGGAAGTTAAGAACAATCCGTTTGATAGCGTAGATACCCTAGAGGATCTGCAATCTAAAGCGACGGATGCTAGTAACGTCATTGAATGGGCAGAGGACATTATGTTCAATGCAGATGGATACGAAGCTGATGATGTAGTCACCGAAGTAGAAGGTAAGGAGATGACCAAGGCCGATGTCCGCAATGCTTTATTGCAGGCACGTAAAGCCCGTGACAAGTTCCTACCTGCTCGCCTAGAAGAAATCCAGAAGGTTGAACAAAGCAAACAGATGCAGGAGCACCTAAGTGCTCAGGCTGAAGCTGAGTTACCGTGGATGACTGGAGAGGACAATGACACACGGCGTGAATACCAAGCCATGATGCAAGACCCTAGGGTCGATACATTGATGGCTAACCTTCCCGTTGATGTAAAGGCACAGATGCCGTATCTGTTAGCTCACGCAGCTAATAGTATCTACGGTCGGAAAGAAGTAAAAAGCGTAAAGTCTAAAGTAAGACTTAACCCTTCTGCTAATTCTACCCCGAGCGCAGCAGGTTCTGAAAAGCCAGTCAGCCGTACAAATAAATCAATCAAGAACTTAAGTACTCAGTTCAAGCAATCAGGGCAAAAAGATGACTTCATTACTCTCAGAACCCTTCAACTACAAAATAGATAAACTAATTCAACTATAAAATATTATGGCATTCTCAAATACATTCGACACCACTAATCCTGGTTCCGCTGTTTCTAATCGTGAAGACCTCACAGATGTACTTACCATCTTGGCCCCCGAAGAAACTCCTGTTCTTTCATCTGCTTCTAAAAAGAAGGCATCGGCTACATTCACTGAATGGACCGTTGACGCTCTTTCTGCTCCTAGCACTGCTGGGATCGACGAAGGTGCAGACGTTACTACATTCACTGACCAGTTCGCTGGCCGTGCTCGCCTTGGTAACTACGTCCAAAAGTTCCGCCGTAACTTCAAGGTCTCTGACCTTCAAGAAGCTGTTGACTCTGTTGGTCCAGCCAAGGTTGCACAAGCTGAAGCTAAAGCAATCCGTGAACTAAAGCGTGACATCGAAGCTACATTGATCGGTACACAAGATCGCAGCATCGAAGATGGTGCTGGTACACCTTACGGCCTTCGTGGTCTTGGTGACTGGATCGACTCTGCTGGCCCTACTGACGTTCCTGCGAACTTCCGTACTCCTGCGTCTTCGATCTACGACATCAGCACTTCTGGTGCATTCGGTGAAGAAGATCTTAACAACTTGATCTCTTCGATCTATCGTGAAACTGGTAGCTCCAACAACCTTATGCTTGTTGCTGACACTGGTCTTCGCCGTACGATTGCTGACTTCGCTCGTGTATCCGCTGGAGCTACTGAAAGCATCCGTGCTGTAAACTACGACGGTAACAAGGCTGAGATCAAACTCTCTGTCGAGCTTTACCAAAGTGACCACGGCATCGTATCCATCGTCAACATGAACCCAGACACCGCTCCTGCAACTATCGCTGGTGGTACTGACTACAATGACGGCTACCTCATCAACCCTGAGTACTACGGTGTGCACGAACTGATCCCTATGGGTTCGACTCGTCTACCTAACGAAGGTGGAGGCGAGCGTGGATTCTGCGATTGCACATTGACCCTCGGTGTATACCACCCACAGGCTCACGGTAAGATCACTCAGTAATCCTTGCTGAAATTTCGGGGAGCCAGATTTTTATTGTCTGGCTCCCCTTTTACCTTTAGTTTCAAACAATGGAAATAATTACAAAAGCTCCCACTTATTCCGATGAAGAGGTCAACAAGGCCTTTATGGATGAAATTAAAAACGGCTTTGCACTTGAGAAGCGTACAGAAGCATCTCGTGTGAACCAGGCTCGTAAAGAAGCCACCCAAGAAAAAGGGAAGGTGCACCCTGTGCTGGGACGTTGCGTTGCAACAATTCCACACCGTGAGTACTTCCGACTAATTAAAAAATACGGACAAGAGACAGTGCACTCCAAGGAGTTTCTGACTTATTTCCAAAAGAATTTCTCAGACCTTACGCCCAACAAACTATAATACATTATGGCCAATTATCCTACTATTACCTATCAAAACTTAGAAGAGCGTTTCAAGTCCATTGCTGGACTGGGTTCACTAGAAACAACTGATGCAGCATTTTTGCGTCAAGCAGTTAATCGCCGTATTCGCACGTGCTTTGAGCGTTACCCTTGGCCTGACTTTACTGTAATTGGAGAGTCAATCGCAATGGAAACTGCTGATGACAATTTCATTCAAACATACGGAACGGGAAAAGACCTAGCCAACGATTCTAATGTAGTATTCCGAATTCACAAGCAGGACCCAACGGATACTCGTTATCCAGAAGAACACACATATGTTTCACAGTTAAACCCTTCTGGTTATCCCTCTGTAAAGATCATTAACCCAACGGTTCTTAACAGCACTAATGTTTTTGTAACGTATCGCAAAGATTTAGAATCCGTTATTGCGGATGGCGGAACGTATGCATCTGGTAGCTTTGGTGATGAAGCAGGAGACAATCCAAACATCCCCTATCAGTTCTTTGAGTATTGCGCTTTTGGTGCTTACGCAGATTTCCTACGTGGAGATGGACAGACTGAAAAGGCCCAAGTCGAAGATCAAAACTCCGAGCTTATTCTTGTTTCTGAAATCGACAAGGTCCGCAATCAAAGCCGCCAGTTCCGTCACGATGTTTTGCAGTACCGTCCACGTACTCAGTTTAACCGTCATAATGTACAGGCGGGTGGAAGCCCATTAAATAAACCAGAGATTGCTCTGAGTAACAACGTACAGTAATGCCGTCTAATTCTACATTTGTTGAAGTTAAAAATGCTTTCCAGGCTATTGCTGGCCTGGAGAGTTTAACGTCGGCTGACGAGTTTTTTCTTATTAACTCGTTAAACCGTGCAGTGTATCGTGCTTACAATGAATCCGATAGCTGGCCTAGGTATTTGGTAGTAGGTGAAGCTAGACTCCTGAGTTCTGACCCTGCCTCTAGTGTACCCTATACTGAAGCAGGAAAGTCTAACATCGGAGAGTTCCTTAGATTGCATCGCAATCAACCATTCTTAAAGAACTCTACAGTTGAGTACGAGTTCTATGTGGATTCCTCAGGAGCGCATATATTAAACTTAACTAGCTCTGATGCTCAGTCTGTTTATGCTACATATAAAAAAGAACTTGGAGCAAACTATACCGCTGACAGCATTGATATTCCTGCGGAGTTCGTAGACTATATTATTTATACTGCTCTTTCCGATTTTTATACTGGAGACGGGCAAACTGAAAAAGCAGCAATTTCTGCTAATCAAGCTAAACTTATGTTGGACATTGAGCTACTTCGCTTGGACAAAAAAGCAAACAACAATATAATCAATAAAAAGTTTTCAACTTATACAAACCGTCAATCCAGATAGCAATTGTGCTATAATACCATTATGAGTTCATCCAGAAACAACACCCTTGAATTTTCCTCAGTTGGATCCGAAGTCCTTGACGCAGGTGACTCCGTTACAGGCAAACGCTACGGAGCCATTCAGATTATTACTGACGCTAACTTCGGTACTCTTACCGCAAGCAATGTAGACCAGTCCTCTGCT